AACTTCCTGTCCTATATCTATTGGTAACCCGGCGAACGATCCAGTAAATTCAAATAAATAAAAAGAACCATCAATAGTATTTGCTGTAAAATAATTCCGGGTTGTTGCACTTGGGTCAGCTGGGTCAGACAGCTGCAGTGATGCCTCCCAATCACTCACGGACTCTCTGTCGCTGCTCGCTCTATCATACGGCATCCCGGTTTGGTCTTGATAATGCCATACTCCTACATTTCGCGAAGGACCATATACCATAAAATCACCCACATTTAGGTGTGGGTATTGATCCCCCTTGTATATGTATTTCTTCTTCTCCTCAGCTGAGAGTTTCGAGTACTGTTCACTAGTTACCTTCGGACCGTCGCCGATAGGGTGATACCCCCACTCTTGTACCCCGCTTGGGCCGAGCGCGGCGCGGGATCGAATGTGATCGAGTGTGGAGACATTTCCAGCGTCGTCAAGCACTGCCTCGTGCCAAATATTAGGATTTGGACCACCTGACCAACCTGCCATAGACGCTTGAGCGGCTGCGAGATATTTTTTACTATGAGCCGCTTCACTTGCCGCATGCTCAGTGTGCTCATGAGGGTAGTCGTACTTACGGTCTTCTCCAGGATACGCCAATTCGAGGCTGGCCATTATGTCCTGCTCGTCAGGGATATCTAAAGGCCAAGAGGAATACCAACCTGGCTGACAGACAGGTTCTTTAACTTCACCAGGGTTTAAATTTATGATATTTTTAGTACCAGTAAATTCTGCTTTAACTTCATACTCAACAGGTGGAAGTGGATTACCGCATAAGTCGATTCTATCAATAAGAGACTCACGTGTTATTAACATTGTAACATCTGTTGCAGATAAGGGAATCTCAATTAAGTCTCTTCTTAAGTTAGCAGATGATTCTTCTATATATTCTACGGTAGTTGTATTATCTATTTCTTTTGGTATTTTATTCGGTTTACCGATTTTTACTCCTGTTACTTCAAATGAAGATAATTCAAAATAACTACAATAGTTTGATGTTGTAAATGTTAATCCAACATTAAGTGGAGTTAAGGTTGGATTAGCTATTAACGGGTCTCCTATGTTACCCCATGCATCATATCCTACACTACCATATGTTTTGTTTAAATCAAATTGTAATATTGTATTATAATCTATAGCACTAGTAAGTTTATTATATACTGTTACACGAGTACCTTTGTTGGTAAGGTCAACTCTATAATCTTGAAAAGCTACGTCGGTACCATTACTAGTAGATGCGTCTTCGTGCATAGGTACTGCACTAGCAGCGACTACTGTTGACATTGGCACACACGTTAGTACTCTAGTATAATGATCTCGATTACCTCTAATACCTACAGAGCACGGTGAAGTCGTCCATGTGGATGTAGTTGGGGCCTTAAATGCATCGTTTGCAGATAACCACCCCTCTTTACTTTCAGATGTAGTACAGAAATCTCCTCTAATATCAAACCCAACTCCTAGAAAACTCTCTGCATTTGGTCCTGTTTGACCACCTATATTACCCGAACTGTTAACAACTAACCCTTCTACTGAAGTAAGCTCTCCATTTATTTCTGAGCCAACATTACCTGCTATAGCGTATCCTAATGTACTACCTATACCGTTTGGTTCAACAATTCCTTCCCGGGCATATTCTACAGGATGGCTTGTTGGTGTTTTATAAAAATATACACAGAAGCCACTTCCAGCACCTGAAAGACCGTCTGTTGTAGTAGCTTTATCTACAAATCTAGATGGCTCAACGTCAGAGTTATCTGATTGCGTCGATCGAAAAGCAGTCATAGACGGTACGTTAAATGATCTTGCTCTAAAATCAACACGGATGTCATGTGCAGGATCAAATGCTGTATATTTAGGGTTATATGTAATATAACCTCCTGACCATAAAAACGGATATTGAGATGCTGCAGTAAGACAATTCGGTGGAACGTGAGGACAAAAAGTCATTAAATTGAAACCTAAGCTATTGTTATAGTCAATATGTGTAGGTTTAATAATATAATCTGTTACTCTTTCTGCATAAGCCGTATCAACCGGATCATTCCATCTAAGTCTATTACCACCTATAATAAGATCAGAATTTAAATATCCTGCGTTAAAGGTAAAAGGAGGTGTTTTAGTAGCTTTAGCTTTAGGTACAGAAATTTGAGAATCTAACAAATGAAAATCTGTATCAATATATTGAAAGATATAATTTAAAACTCCAAACCCATCAGACTCGGCAGCATACTTTCCAATAAATGTAACTGAATATCTATCTGAATTTTTATTATAATTTATAAGCGGTTTTGTGACATGAGCAAAATCTGTACCATCAGCATAACAATTACTTGGAACTATGTCGTATAAATCACTTTTACTATCAGTAAAGAATGTAGTTAAGTTCTTAGGATATATTAATGATTGATAGTTTGTATTTTTATTTATTTTATAAACAATAGGTAGTGCTCCGTAAACTATATCAGATGATCCTTCGCATCTTTGTGCTGAAATAGAGCTTACCTTACATACAAACATTTCTTTTGTTTGATCGTTGTAAAATATATCTGATTGTTTAGTTGTGAACATTTAAATTATTTACTAGATGCCGCCCATGGGAGGACCGCCATGTGTTATTAAAGTTTTCGAACCAGCATCGATTTTAAACTGGGTATCTTCAAATTTATATTTTTCAGTTATCGTCTCTGCGGATGTCTGTATGTATATTGTACTTTCTATAATATCAAAATCCACAATATTACTTGTTGATAATATATTAGATTTTGTGTTACCCGTGTCGTGTTTATTAAAGATATTTACAAATACTGTTGATAATGGCTCGACTAATTGCGTTGCTACATTTCTTACATAAATTTCACCGGCACTTACATATTGTTGATCAAATAACGGTACTGCTGAAGTAGCGAAATTATTAAGAGATGTACTTTCAAATGTAGTAGCATTATTAGTATAAATAGCAGTTGTATCTATTGTAAAATAAGGAACTGTTGTTTCTTGAAAATTCATTGATAATAAATCCGTGGAGTTTCCAGGATGATTTATAAAGGAACCACAATCTATAGCAGATACAGCTGAAATAGAATCACAGGAAAGTGCATTAGTAAAAATCGTAGTACATGAAAATTCAGTTAACGGTGCCGCAAATTTCTCATCAGCTCCAGTACAGGAATCAGTATCGTTATATATAAATGTGTCATATATTCCAGTAACACTACTAAACAGAGTACCGCTAACTTTATATTCTGCAGCTGAGATTGCAGATAGAAGTGGATCGAAAAATAAACCATCATAATATTCTGCACTAGTAATACATTCAGTAGTCGGAGTTACTGCGGCAGTAATATGTGCTGAATCAGCTTTACGTTTCGGATATACAGATTTTACGAAATAGAATTCATTACCATAAATATCATTTCTTACTTTTATTCCTGTTTTATTATAAATTAATAAATCGTCTAGTCTAGTATCTTCAGGATATACATTTAAATCTGCTATAGGATATGTGTCACTATTTAGCCATGTATCATGAGTAACATCGTCACTCCAAAAGCTTATTGTATCTTCCTTTTTATTAATACCTGTGAACGAATAATCTAAGCTATTTTCTTTACTTTGATAACCGTAACTGCGTAATAATTTATTATTATAAATATTAACTCCTGGATTAATATTATCGTTTTTAAATTGAGCATTTTTAGATTTAAACTTAAAAGGCGGTTTTCTTTTTCTATATATGTTTCTAATTATTTCTCCAGTATCGCAGTTCTTAATATTACCTACACATTGAATACCTGATTCAAATTTAGATGGATCAGGGATAATATACTCAAGACCTCGAAGCCCAGATAACTCTATTGAATAAGTTAAATTACTTGAATGAAATACAGTTACTCCAGCATTATAAAAAGATAATTGTTGAGGATATATTTCATTGTGTTTAAGATTAATTAATTGTACAAATGTATTAGGACTGTATCTTTGAGATAGGTTATTTGTTGTATTTTTGTGATCAAATAATTTATTTATACGTCTAGCTTCGCTGTTTATATAATAAAGATCATTAGAGATATATTTTTTAATTAAATCTCGTTCAATAACAAATCTTAAATTATTAGAGTTTTTTTGTTCATTTCTAAAATATCTAACAGGAAGTCTCTTATAGTCTGAAAACGGTTGATGTATGCCAAGTATACTATTAGGCGAGGTTATATTATTTATTCTAACTTTCAACCTCTTCTTACCTTTATTAACTACTAGTACCTGACTGATATTAGGTACTTCAGCCAGGACACGTTGCTTAATATCTAAGATAAGGTTCTTGTCTACTTTATGAAAGTTATAAACAAACTCGTCAGATGAATATGTATTTAAATTAATATTAATATTATTTGCAATTTTTGGTAAGTTAATATTACTAAAGACAGTGTTAGTACCTTCAACTACAAAATCATTATCACTGAGTAGTCTTAAGATAAAATTTCTAAGGTATTCTGTTATACCAATTTTTGAAGATTTAAGTTTATTTTTTATTTTAGTAAATTTAAGTTCTTCTCTTAAATTACGAATATCTTTTAATTGATCTTTTATTATTACAGAATAATAATGTACTGCTAATTCTAATTCATAAATATTATTAGTATTAATTCGGTCAAGAAACCTTACTATGTTATTATCTATTGTACTGAGATTTATACTTGTTAGAAATTGTGAATATATCTTTCTAGTGTAATCATCATCTTTTATTTGTCTCTTTAATTTTTCTTCTTTCCATTCAGTAAGATAATTATTATATAATAAAGGCAGCTCGGTTGCGTCAAAAGAATCTTCATAATGACTTTTCCATTGTTTATATGATAACGGATTATGTGTATGTTGTGATATCATTATAATTGTAATCCTTTTCTAATTTGATAGTCTAAATTTTTGAACACTATTCCACCAGCAGGATCCCAATCTGCACTAAGAGATGAAGACGCTCTTGTAATAGTATTGTAAGTATTATTATAATCTATAATACTATTTTGTATATTTTCTGCAGATATAATATTATAAGCAGTATATGGGTAAAACTCATAAAATAAATCTAACCCAGATGTACTAACAACAGTAGTGTCTAACGGCCAACCCCAAGTACTAAAACCACTTAAAACAGGCGCGTTATATGTAGATAAATAATATGTAGATAAAGTAGGATTATTAGTATCTACTTCTCCATCAGCACTTAGGTTTGGAATTTGTTGAGGTTTAATTAAGATATATTCACTATTAAACTTTTGCTTAGCAACAAAAGGAGCTCCGGCAGTTACTGTGTAAGTAGAAGAAGTAATAGGATTATCAAAATCTATATTTCTACTAGCAGCTGATGAAGTATAAAACTGTGTATCAAAGCTTTGATCGTATCGTTCATAATCACCTAATAATTTAGAAATCTTTATACTAAATAAATTATATAATCTTCTTAATTCAGCGGGAGGCTCTGGTATTGATATATCTATATCTTCATTGAAGAAATCATAAAATGATTCTAGATTTTTAATATTACAAAAATCAACATCACTATTATTCATAGTAAAGTTTGCAATTTTTTCGAATATTGTTTTACCGAACGATGTTGGACTTGAACTCGCTTCTCCAACAAATGATGTAAATATACCATCAAACAGCTTGTCATATTCATACTGTAAAGATTGGAATCTATAACTTTTTAGTATTTTCGAATAATCTACATCTTCGTTAATTTTATAAATTTCAGCATCATTAGTAGAGGGAAATACAGTAAAGGTATAAGACCCCATAATTAAATTAGCACCACCAGCGGCGGTGTCTTCGTCAACTCCTACTGTTACTGGACCGAGCGGACCGTCTGGATCATAATCTATAGTTGTACCGTATGCGGAGAGGGCAGTAGTAGAGCCGTATGAATCTAATCTTCCTGTTATATTTAACGACCATGTACCAGCACTAACTGGATCAATATTAAAATACGCAAAACTACTTAAAGCAGTGTCGGATCCATCATAAGGAAAATACTCTGTACATAAACTGCTAATGTTCGAAGTTGTAGTAGTCGACCCATCTGACCATTCATAGGCAAATTGTAAGTCTTGAGGTGGATTCGTTGCTCCTGCAAGCAAGTAAAATACATTATAATATTTTCCTATGTTTAGTTTTTCATCTGTAAGTGCAACAAATACTTGAAATTTATCACCTTGTCTCTTATATTGTATAGCTGACATTTCCTTCATGCCGGTAGATGTAAAAGACAATCGACTAGTATATGGTGTTACTACTCTAATTGGTATACCGATGCTATTTCCTACATTGTTATTAATAGTAGATTTATCATTAATTGAAGGTCGTGCTATATCTGTTTCTAAAAAGTTTTGATTACTGTTATTAATATCTATGTCAATATCATCAACATAGAAACTTTTTATTCTGTGCCTACTAGTATCTAATCGTATTAATAAATTTACATCAGTATTTGGTATGTCGTCGTAATAGTCAAATTTTATAGGTTGAGGAATTTTAGGAGAAATACTATCAACATATTCATCTGTGCTCGAATATAAAAGTACAGCTTCATTTTTTGTAACGTCTTGTTCTGTAGATTCAACTATAGTCGAACTATTATTTACATAAAAATAATGCGGATATAATGTTTCCTTTAACCCATAGGCATTATTAATAATATTATTATTTTTATCATAAAACGCATTGTAAGGTATAATATGCGCGTATTTATTATTAAAATCATATGGTCGAGCTCGACTTCCGCTTGAAGTGAAAAAGAATGTTTGCTCGGAAAGAGGATTTGGAATATCTTGCCAAGATGCAGTAGTCTCTAAGTTAAATGTTTTATTTTTACTAGCAGTTATGTTTGTTGCGTTTCTACCATCTTGGTCTGTTATATTTGGTGTTTGTACTGAGATATATGTACTCGCGTAATTATATACTGATATTTCTTCTGTAAATGTCGATTGATATGCATTACTGTCCTTATCGAACAAAAATATTGTAACTGTATAAATACCAGGTACATTATAAGTATGTGTAGTAGTAAATATATCAGCTCCGCTTAAAGTATATCCATCACCAAAGTCCCATTTTGCAATACTATTAGATACCTTATTTGAGAAAAGATCTTCAATTCCTGGAATACCAGCCAATGCAGTTATGGTGGGAGTTAATGTAAATTTTGATATACGGGTGAACCCTGCGTGTGTTGTGTTATTTGGATCGCCGTCCGCGCCAGCTGGAGTATCACCAGAAGTATTAACAGTCACTGTAAAAGGTACAGGTAGAATCTTCGGACAATTAAGACTTGTTGTTGCGGTGCTCATTAATATTCTACTATAGCTTTACTTACTGTAATACTTGATATTTTAATTTTATTTTTTAATGTTATTTCATTTTCTATATACGGGATTTGATACGGTTTTAATTTTAATATCGTGTCAGTGTACTTTATATCTTTTCCGTTGTATATAGGATTATAAACACATAGTGATAATCCAGGTATAGAAACGTTTGTGTCTGTTCTAACAGTTGAAAAATCGACTAGACCTTTAATTCCTTCAATATCATTATTTAAATCTCTTACATTTATTGTTCCACCTAGTTTTAACTTTTTAATATATGTAGATATAATATTAAACACTTTTGATTTTAAGTCAGCTTCATTTATTAATGTTCTAGCCTCTCTACGTATATGCAATTCAGTGTTATCTTTGTAATATACATGATTAGGCTCACCACTAGCTTTTACTGATAAATCTATATTTAAATAAACAGGATCAATAAAAGAGATTTCACTATTTAATAATTTGTAATTTTCAATTTCAAGTTGGATTTTTTCTTTTAGTGACGGTGGTAAATAATTAGATCGAGTAACTATGGATTTTTCTTTTCGTAATTTAGGTACAATGCTTAAGTATATATTATTTGAGTCAGCGCTGTCCGCGTAAAAATATTGATTAAACAATGCATTTGTATCTTCTGTAAAATCGGTTAACCCTAGGTCGTCATTTATATACTTTAAATAATCATTTGTATAATCACTATTATTAAGAACAGTTACATCATATATAAAATTCTTGTAGTTACGTTCGATAAAGCTTTTATAGTCAGCCTTCGTAGTTAATCTGTATTCTGAACTAAAGAATCTTGGAGCGTTTTGTTTGATTTCTGATGCAGTTTCAGGTACACCGAATTCAGTACTATCTTCTGTGTTGGTTATAGTAATATTGGGTGATGCTGATAGACTTATATAATTAAGAGAAGTATCTTTAATGTCTGCAAAAATTTCATCATATTGTGCGGTGTTGTAAATATTTAGTGTACTATCTTTTAAGGTATTTCTTGTAACTTTACCACGAACACCAGATGATTTTAAATAATATATTGCTACAGAATCTCCTACGTTTAATTTCTTACCATTAATACTATTTCCGAATTTAAGTTCATATTTTCTGTTTTCATTATATGTAACTTCGAACTGTCTATTATTTGGTTTTGATAAAAACAAACTCGGTGTTCTGTTCCATTCATACCATTTGTTTTGTTCGTTTACTTCTTTAACAAAAACAAAAATATTAAAATGATCTATTAATATATTATTACCAGGATTTAAATTTATTGTTTCGTATTTTTCGCCTATAGGAAATAGTATTGGATATTCTTCTATAGTACCTTCATATGTTAGTGTATTATTAACAGGAGTTACAGTCTCTAATGCCGTTGTTATTTTTTCAAATGTTATATCTTGGATAAGAGTAAATGTTTGACCACTACCTCCTGTAAAGGCGAATTTTGGAATAGTATAATATCCTCTACTTAATGTCGCTTTACCAGACACATCAATTGGTAGTATGCAAGTTTGCGATCCTATTGGCTTATATCCTATTAACTTTACTATTCGATTTATGTTTTCATATAGTTCAGCATCAGCAAAATTACTCTCTGAACTTGTCTGATTTAAATAAAATAATAATGTATGATATGTATATGCAAGTATATCTATAAGAGCAGAGACGTTACTACCTTCAAAATTTTGATCTGTAAAATTAATTGTACTGTCGGCATTGAGCCGATCGATGATTAAATCACGCATACTTTGGGCGTCGAAGCCAGTATATGCGTTGGTTGGTAGATTAAATTCTGTTAAATCAGATCGTGTTGTAGTTGTATATTGACTCATAATTAAATGTAATTAAAGGATTCTTCTGTTAAAATTCCAGTTGATGTTGATACTCTATTATCTAATGAAGGTATAATGATAGTTATACTTATTTTATATTCATTGTGATCAGGTCTCGCAATAACATTAACTGATTCTACGGCTATACGCGGCTCGTATATCGGCAGTTCTTCATATATTGTTCTACCAATAATATCTCCATTTTCCTTAGAAATATTATCAAATAAAAACATTTCTAAATCCAAACCAAATGTAGGGTTTAGAATTTTTTGCCCTTTTTTAGTATTGAAGATATTTCTGATAGAATTAAAAATAGCGTTTTCGTCGTAACTTAGTCTAAAATCTATAGGATTTTTACCGATACCAGTTGGTGTAGAAGGAACGTGGCTATTAAGATCTAGATCTAATTTCAAATCAGCATAAGAAAATTTACGATAAGCATCCGTATTTTTTCTGTCTTTAAGTATATCTAGTTTTAGCGCCATGTATAATTATTTAATTTATAAGTGCTTAAAACAATAAATAATTAAGATGAGTAAGTTCGATACATTATTTGAAGAACAAATTGGTCAGTTTACTAAACCAGGTCCTGTCGCCGGAGATTATGTTAAGATTAAAAGTACTTGCAAGTCATCCGATTGGTATAAAGGTCTAGGTGAAGCTAGGCAGGGGTATGTTAATGAAATTTTAACATTGGTTGAGCAGGGTAAATATCTTATGCTTTCTACTATAAAAAAGAATATGTATGAGACGAGGCACCCTAATCAATCTGAAGCTACAGATTCACAAGGCTGGGATACTGCTGATATCGTTGTTGAGGTTAATCCAGGTTTCTTTTCACATAATTTAACAATTCCTGTGGATTTGTTAGAGTTTGATATGTCGTGGGCTGAAGCAAGAGCAACTAGACCAGTTAAAGGTGAAGATGCTAAAGTTGAGTTGAAACCTAAGGAAGCAGAAGATGCAACAATTGACCTAGGTTCACAAACTAAGGCACCTGATGGTAACTATAACTTAGGTACTGCGAATTATTTGCCTTAAACTTGTAAATCAAGTATACAAGAATAGAAGTTGATCTCTTGATCTATACACTGACTATTCTGGTAAAAATATTTAGAGACTGTAATTAAACAGTCTCTTTTTTTCTCTTGATCTATCTCAGTGACATACATATAATCAAACAAATGTTTAAATAGTTCATCGTAATCATTATTAAATATTGCTTCGTTATTAATTATATGCTTACGTATTAACGTATATTTCTTATGCTGAAGAAGATCTAATAACCCATCAAAGAATTCAACTGAATTAAATACCGTATCTGCATCCCCGTCAGATAAACAATATTTTTGAAGCGCGTTAATACCTTTCCGGAAATCTGGATAACAATTATCGGTAATATTAGTAAAATCGTTTTTATTAATTTTTACTTTTTCAGCTTTAACAATAGATATTAATTTAGTTATATAATCGTTTTTATCATAACTAATATCAAATACTTGACATCTGCTTTGTAGAGCTGGAATGATTTTATGTTTATAATTCGCTGTGAGAACGAATCTTGTTAAGTCGTGATATTCTTCTATCGAATTGCGTAGCGCTTTTTGGGCATCAATAGATAATCCATCACACTCGTCAAGTATTATAACCTTAATTTGCCCAAAGAGACTCTTTGTCTGCGCGAAGTTTAAAACTTTTGTACGGATTGTATCTATACCGTTTTCATCTGATGCATTGATATAGAGATATTGACATTTAAGAATATCTTTTACAATGATTTTAGCTAGAGATGTTTTCCCAATACCCGGTTTCCCTACAAATAAAACATTAGGTATATTTTTTTCTTTTTGTACTGTATTGAAATAATTTCTAGTATTTTTATTTAAAACTATTTCACTTAAAGTACTTGGTCGATATTTTTCGCACCAAATATCAGAAATTGTCATACTATTTATCCGGTAGATCCAAACCCATCCTCACCTCGCTCAGTGTCATCAATTTCATCAGCTTCAGAAATTGTTGCTGTAATATGAGGATATAATACTAATTGAGCAATTCTACTACCTTCATTTAAGGTTACATTTGCGTCGCTGAAATTATACAATTTAATACCTAGATCACCTCTATATCCATTATCGATAATACCTAAATGTGGTTGAATGTTATGTTTAAAACCTAGGCCGCTTCTAGGTTCTACTCTAAACCAATACCCTGGTGTAATATATGCTAATTGTAAGCCCACCGGAGCTACGACTGATCCGCGAGCTGGTACAATAACCTCTTCAACACTATATACGTCATACCCGGAGTCACTGTCATGTGCTCGATGTGGTAGTTTAGCTTTTGGATGTGTTTTCATTACTTTCAGTTCAATCTCATGATTATAAAACGTTACATTCGCACTACCATCATCATTTTCACCGACGGCGAACGAGCGAAGGGATGATAATGATTGATATTGTAGCGGTTGAAAATCGTCCATACGATGAATATAGTATATAATTTAGATTTTTCAAGTAAATACTTTTATGGATGACTTTGATCCAGCAGATTTAATATCACAATTAAAAACTGTACCAAAAGCTAGTAAGCAGTTA